TTATATGCAAGCGCGAAGCCGTATGATGAAAAACTTGAAAAGTTAGAGAAAGCATATCAATCAGCGTGTCGTGTTATCGATGCCGCTCCGGGAGGTAAAGCAGCTGCCGATATTTTAAAATCGGAAGGAATTGACTTCTATGCGTGGCAAAACACCGACAAGGGAGCAGCATTAGATTTAAGCGCTTTGAAAGGCGGTGATTAAATTGCGAGACTGTACAACGTGCCCTGATAAAGACTATTGCATTCCTGATGAGTGCGAGCAATTAGGCACAAAAAAAAAATGCCCTCACGCACGGCAATGCGTAAAGGGCACATAGAAAAATATCCATTTAAAGTATATCACATCGTTAAACCGAAAGGAAACAGAACAATGATCGAGTTAAAAATCACAGTAGACAAAGCAGTTGAATTAGAAAAAGAAGTGAAAGACCTATATCAATCTATTGTAGGTACGCCTGTTAAAGAAGTAGAAAACTGGACAACTAATGATGTTAAGCCTGCTAAGAAGGAAACTCCAAAAGCTGCGCCGGTTAAAGAAGCACCTGCTCCTAAGGACGAAGAACCAGTCCCAACTGTGGAACCTGAAAAAGCAGTAGAAGTCCCTAGCCTCGAAGCAACTCGTGAAGCAGTAAAAGACGTAATGGCAAAAGCTACTGATAAAACGAAAGCTAAAGGCGAATTCAAAGCCTTCTTAGATAGCATCGGCGCTGAAAAGGTAACATCTGCTACCGATGAACAACGTATTCAAATTATGGAATGGGTGAATAGCCGTGGCTAAGAAACACGCCTTACTAGGTGCATCCAGTAGTGCCAGGTGGCTAGTATGTACTCCTTCAGCAAGACTCGAAGCGATGTTTCCTGATGAACAATCTCCGTATGCTGCGGAAGGTACTGTAGCGCACGACCTGGCGGAAGCAATCCTCCGGCATAAGCTTGAAGGCAAAAAAGCCCCTAAGCTAGATGACTACTCTACTGAAATGGTAGAAGCGGTTAAACGGTATGTCGATATTTGCGAAGAAAAGATAAACGAAGCCCGTGCTCGTTCTTCTGATGCGGAAGCCATGATTGAAGCACGGCTCGACTTCTCTAGATGGGTACCTGAAGGATTCGGTACCGGCGATATGGTAATCGTAGCCGATGGCATCCTGGAAGTGATTGACCTGAAGTACGGCAAGGGCGTTCCTGTTAGCGCTGTTGAAAACACACAGATGCGACTCTACGCATTAGGTGCTTACGATGTAAACGAATTCCTATATGACATTAAAACAGTTTGTATGACGATCGTTCAACCGAGACTAGATAGTGTGTCTACCGATGAAATGTCACTTGAAGAACTTCTTGATTGGGGCGAAGATATCAAACCAATCGCGCAACGCGCCTGGGACGGTATAGGTGAATGTACGCCTTGCGATTACTGTAACTTCTGTAAAGCACGGCACACCTGCCGAGCATTAGCAGATACTTGCCTTGATACATTCTATAAGAATGGGGGCAAGCTCAATCAATTACTCACTGACAGTGAAGTATCTGACATCCTAGGGATGAAAGATTTAATCACAAAGTGGATTAAAGGTGTTTACGACTTCGCGTACGAGAAAGCCTTATCGGGTGAAAAGCAATGGCCTGGATATAAATTAGTGGAAGGTACATCAAGACGTACAATTACGGATCCAGATGCCGCTGCTAAAACATTGCTCGATAACGGATACAAAGAAGAGGACATCTTCAAGCCTCGAGAACTCGAAGGTATCACTAATCTGCAAAAGGTTCTTGGTAAAAAAGGCGTTGCCGAATACTTAGAAGCGTATATCGACAAGCCTGAAGGCAAGCCTACGTTAGTCCCTGAGTCGGATAAGCGACCAGCGATTAACACTGTAGAAACAATGGCTAATGAATTTACAGACGAGGTGTAACATGCGCGTCGTGACTGTAAAAGCAATTGCCAAAGAGCTTCATGAGCGAGGGCACTATCTCGATGAGCTCTACCAAATTACTATTGCATATGCTACTAGCTTACACACTCGCTACTGTGCAGTTGACGCAAGGTGCGATGCAATAGAACTTCGATATCAAACAGAAGAAGAGTTGGGCCACTATGAGTATCCCTGGTTAGAGGATGATGAGTGGAACCGGCTTGATGATGAACGTTCTGATATCGAAGACGAATTAGAAGAATTATTTAATACAGTAATAGGGTTCGAACATGACTGTAACCCATTTAAGAAATAAGGAGACCGTAACAATGGCTAAATTAACAACTGGTATCGTAAGACTTTCCTATGCAAACATCGCTCAACCTCGTAAAAACGACGACGGCAAAGCAAAATATAGCTCCCAAATCATTATTGATAAAACAGATAAGAAAACAATCAAAGCATTTGAACGTGCGATTGAAGAACTTAAGGCTGATCCAAAAGCAGTAGCTAAGGTTGAAGGTAAAGCAGCATACCTTAAATTGAACTTACGTGATGGTGATACCGACGAAGCAGTAGCTGACCAACCTGAAACATACGCTGGTAAATTCTTTATTAACGCTAACAGCGATAAACAACCTATCGTATTTACGCGTGACAAAATCAAGATGGACCAATTCGATATCGACGAAGAAATCTACTCTGGTGTATACGCGCAGGTAGCGCTTTCTGTGTTCGCTTACAACTTCAACGGTAAGAAAGGCGTAGGCTTTGGTCTAAATGGTGTTCGTAAAGTTAAAGATGGTGACCGCCTCGGTGGCGTTCACGTATCTGCTAATGACTTCGGCGACGACGATTTAGGCGATATGGACGATGACGAATTCATCTAAGGAGGAAAATATGGAGCTCAGTATTGATGTGGAAACGTATTCTGACTGCCCTATTAAATATGGGGCCCAGCGATACGTTGATGATACAACATTTGAAATACTGCTCTTTGCCTACAGCTTCGATGACGAGCCGGTCGAAGTAATTGATATGACAAAGGATCCACTACCTGAAAGGGTAGTGGATGCCTTATATAACAAGGAAATTACAAAGACCGCATTCAACGCAGCATTCGAAATGCTTTGTCTAAAAAAGTACTTCCCTGATGCGGATTACACGAACTGGGAATGTACGTCGGTACTTGCCTTGTACTGTAGTTTACCTGCAAGCCTCGACAATGTGTCTAAGGCTTTAAAATTAGGAGAAGCTAAAGACTCAAGAGGTAAACGCCTAATTCAATTCTTCTCTGTACCACGAAAACCAACTAAGGCGAATCCTAAGACACGAAATATGCCAGAGGATGCGCCTGAGAAATGGGCGGAATACATTGAGTACAACCGCCAGGACGTGGTAGTAGAAAAGGCAATTCGTAAACGCTTACTTTCGCTGAAACCACCGGCCATCGAGCACGAGTACTGGTTACTTGATCAAGATATCAACTGGCGAGGCGTAAAAGTAGATATGGAACTCGTCGATGCAGCGCTTGCTTGTAACGACGAAATTGTGGCGGAGGCTACCGAGTCATCCAAAATATTAACCGGATTAGAGAATCCGAACAGTACTATGCAACTTAAAGAGTGGCTGACGGCAAGACTAGGATATGATCTAGAAACAATGAGAAAAGACGATGTATCAAGCCTCTTAGCACAGGATATCCCCTCTGATGTTCGCAAGGTACTGCAAAATAGACAGGTGCTCGGTAACTCCTCCATCAAAAAATACTTGGCCATGAAAAACGCTGTATGTTCAGATGGTCGCATCCATGGCATGCTTCAGTTTTATGGAGCTATGCGTAGTGGACGATGGGCGGGTCGTGTAGTACAACTACAGAACCTCCCTCGTAACTACCTAGAAGATTTAGACACCGCTCGGGAAGTCCTTAAAAGTAGAGACGTAGAAATGCTAGACCTACTATACGGAAACCCTGGTGATGTGATTAAGCAACTTATCCGTACTGCTCTTATAGCAGAGGATGGGCACCGATTTATTGTAGCTGACTTTAGTGCTATTGAAGCCCGTGTTATCGCCTGGCTTGCTCACGAGCAGTGGCGCCAAGATGTATTCGCGCAAGGCGGAGATATCTATTGCGCTTCCGCATCAAGCATGTTCCACGTACCAGTTGAGAAACACGGTGTAAATGGACACCTTCGCCAAAAAGGCAAGGTAGCAGAACTGGCGCTTGGTTATGGTGGCGGTGTAGGAGCCATGAAAGCGATGGATTCAAAGGGTGAAATCCCTGAGAAGGAATTACCTGGAATCATTGAAGCATGGCGACAAGCTAGCCCACGAATTACGAGATTTTGGAAAGATGCAGACAGCGCAGCAAAGCAAGTCGTGAAAACAGGAGAACCAGTACGAATTAGACAAGGCAATATTAAATTCTTTAAATCGAAAGGCTTCCTGTTCATCGAATTACCGTCCGGTCGAAGACTTGCCTACGCAAGACCTAGACTCGGGCTTAACCGATTCGGTAGTGAATCGATTGAGTATGACGGTATGGATCAGGTTAAGAATACATGGGGCAGAGTTGAGACCTACGGTGGAAAGCTCGTCGAAAACATTGTACAGGCAGTGGCAAGAGATTGCTTAGCCGCATCAATGCTTAGACTGGCCAAAGCTGGTTACAAGATTGTTGCCCACATCCACGACGAAGTGGTTATCGAAGCGCCAATAGGCGAAGGCAGTTTAGAAGAAGTTATAGATATTATGTGTGAGCCCGAGTCCTGGAACGAGGGCCTTATATTAAATGCAGCAGGGTTTGAGAACCCTTACTACATGAAGGATTAGGAGGACAATTCTTATGACACTTTCAAAACAACAAATTCAACAACAACGCGAAGCTATTGACGGTTTATATGAACTTGTAAAAGATGCGCCAGCTAGTGAGCGTAAAGATTCTGCTATGGCATACTGCGAAGGCTGTATTGCTGCTTGTGATTTAGGTCTTAAAGTACTCAATGGTAAAAAGACCGAAGCACCTAAGACTGAAGAGCCTGTAGTTGAAGCTACTCCGGCGGCAGAAGAAAAGCCAAAACGTAAACGTACTACTAAAAAGAAAGAAGAACCTGTAGTGGAAGCTCCAGTAGTTGAGGAAACTCCTGAAGAAGATGATTTAGACGATTTGTTATAAGAGAAAGGATAGCGCCTTATGAAGGTCTTATTCAATCTACAAGTACAACAACTGTACGACCTAGTGCGGCGCAAACAAGTGAACACTTGGGCACCTGCTGTACACTACCACGTGGATTGCGGTCAATCATTTGCCTGCTTGTGGCCATCAGTATCTTCTGGGATGGGCAAAATAGTAGACCCTTATATATCAACTGAGTTCTATTGCCCACAATGTGGAGACTTAATCCGTACTAGAGGAGTTGATGGTGATTGTGTAGCCGATGCCTCCGGTAACGATAATGTTCCTTTAGATATAGAACTATCGGTTATTGATCGGGGGACAATCCTTGATGTTAAATTTGACTATCACACAGTATATGTCGATAACGATACACAATCTATCTACCCTGGATACAAGCCTCATCTTATCGATATATTACGCTTTGATTTTAGGCAAGGAAAGGTATTTTTAGTTCAAAAGAAACGTACTCGCGCTGATATAGTATCGGAAATTGAACCTAATATATCCATCTTCTACTCTAAATCGCTGCCCTTGCATTGGCTAGTAGCAACTCCTAATTGTCGATTGTCTCAGTATCAAAAAGAGCTGCAGACTTTTGCTAAAGTGCTAAAACAAGCTTACTTCGCTAAGTTATCAAAACGAGTTGGGTATCAAGTTAAACCAATCAGACAAGGTGTACTACTATCATCTAAATACGGCGCGCTCGATAACTTACTCCACAATCTAGTGTGGAAGATGCACGCGCCGGATGCGCCTGCATTAAATGACAAGTTAGTTAGAGACCACGATAGCTACTTCAGACCTTTCGGGTCTAATTTAACAAGTACTTCTGCTATTACTGAGTTAACTAGTACCGGCGTACCGTTTATCAAAGCACTTATACAGCTTTATAAAGTACCGGATAAGCGCTGGGTTCGAAAATTACTAACTATCCGTCCTTTCTTCTATATCAAGGTGATCCAAACTGCTAGCAAGGTATTCAAAAGCATGGATTATCAGAAAGCATTCACGGACCTTGTGGCAGAGGAAGGTGGAAAAACCAGGTATATCCAATCTTGGCCTATATGGAATGATGAGCAGGCCTTGCTTACTGTTACCGCTTTTCTCAAACTTATGCGCCATCAATATGGCGAACGTCGAGTTCTATTATTCTTAAAAAATGCTGACTCCTATTCGGAAGTAAAAGATACTGCAGATATGTATAACCGATTATCAAGAGCTAGGAAAAAGGAGATTTGGGCTAGACGTATTCAAATTAAGGATCTGCATGACGAGATTGTGTGTATATCCGAATTTGAAAAAGCAGAAAATGTTCCAGTACAACGCAGCATGCTCCATAGCAAGTTAATAGACTCCGTTGGTGGTCTAGATTTTGCTGTGGTTAAAACAACACACGATATAATTCGACTAGGCGTCCAACTCGGTAACTGCGTAGGTACCTATGTAGAAAAAGTTAAAGAGCAAAAATGTGCTATTGTTGGTGTGTTTGAAAACAGTCGTCCAGTAGCGTGTATTGAGGTAAATCCTACAGATACCTCTGAAGCATTTACAGTAATACACCAGGCTAAGCTAAAAAACAACAGAGGTGTACGAGATAATCACAACATTAATTATGCTGTATGCCAATGGGTTAAAAAGCATAGATTACAAGTACCTAAATATTTAGGGGACATCCACTTTGCGAAGGGAGGAGCGATGTAATATGGATACAAATATCATCATAGCTACGGGCAGAAGTCGCTCCGCCCGTTGCTGGAAGTCTCAGAAAATGACTTGGAGTGCTTTGGCCAACAAATTGGCTGAACCTACTGTAACGAATGAAACGGCTGCTGAATACGCCAAGATGTCTAAGGCTGATCAAGGCCAAAAGAAAGACGTCGGCGGTTTTGTAGGTGGCTATATTCCTAATAAAGGTAGACGGATTAGAGGGGCTGTCAAAGAGCGGTACTTGATTACTCTTGATGCGGATAACCCTGGCGAAGATTTTATCGTAGACCTAGATATGGAATTAGGCGGTATGGAGTACGTACTTTATAGTACGCACAGCCACACAGCTGACAATCCTCGCTACCGTGTGATTATCCCAGTCGATAGACCGATGACACCGGACGAGTATCAAGCAGTCTCGAGACGGATTGCAGATAACATCGGCATTGAGTTCTTTGACCCATCCACACACCAGGCTGAACGTCTAATGTATTGGCCAAGCCATCCTAAGGATGTGGAGTACGTGTATCAGCATAGCGAAGGCTCACTTGTTTCAGTAGATACCTATTTGAGTACTTACAGAGACTGGCGTGATACGAGCCTTTGGCCAACATCGGAGAAGGAATCACAAATTCGCCTTGATGCGGCCAAGAAACAAGGTAACCCTTTAGAGAAAAAAGGCCTTATCGGTGCTTTTTGTCGATGCTACAGTATCACGGAAGCGATACATAAGTTTCTCCCTGAAGTCTATGAACCTACAGCCGTAGAAGACCGATACACATATGTAGCCGGTAGCTCGGTAGGTGGTTTAGTAATTTACGATAACGATACTTTTGCTTACTCCAACCATGCGACTGACCCTATCAGCGGTAAGCTCGTCAATGCGTTTGACCTTGTCCGGATCCACTTATTCGGAGATAAGGGCCCTGCAGATGAGACCAGCGTCACCAAACT